AACTTAAAAGAATGATATTTGGAGATGATTATCAAACTAATGAAATAGGATTTAAAATAAATAAAAATATTAAAAATGAAAGTAAAAGAAAAAGAAGAACAAAAAATGATAAATGAAGAAATTAAAGAAGATTACTCACATATAAAGTTGAGTGATATTTACAAACCTTGTGAGGGAGATTTGGTTGTTGAAGCACCAAAGTTGTTTAGTGAATTAATTCAACTTGTTTCAACAAAAGAAAACAAAGGTAAGATAGATAACATGGATATGGTGTTTACTGTTATTTGTGTTGGAGATGGTGTAACTAACTATAAGATTGGAGATAAAGTTATGGTTGATAACATTGGTTTCCCAATTAATCTTATTGATGGTGATAATCATTTTCAGATAAAAGAATATCAGGTAAAAGGTAAAGTTTTAAATGATGATTATAATAAGATAAAAAGTTTCTTTCAGAAAAAGAAAGAGGTAAAAATTCCAATTATAACTAAAAATTATCTTGGTCCTGATGGTAAAATAAGATTTGATTAATTATGGTGGTGAATTCTTTAGATTATAAAAAAGGTTTGAATTTTTGGGAACTAAACCCAAATTTTCTTGCTATTAAATCTTTTAAAGAACTTTACGACTCAGATACTAAAAGTAAAAACAAGACAGATTCATCTAATATAATGTGGTCTGTTTGTTTAATATATCATCCACAATCTACTTTCAAAAACCTCCCCCTTAAAATAAGAGAGGGGGTGGTTTTTAATTTTGTTGGAATTAAAGATTTGAATGATAAAAAATATAAGAATATAATTGATGATTTTGTAGATTTAGTAACAACATCTGCTCAAAGACAATTAATGCAATGGAATCGTATTTTAGATGAAAAAAGTGATTTCATGAAGGAAAAGAAATATGATGAGGAAAGCTGGGAGATGCTTGAGGATATGATGAAGTCCAATGTTAGTTTGTATAAAGAGTATGAACGAATATTAGATGCTCTAAGTAAAGATGGTTCCTCTGAAGGTAAAACAAGAGGTGGGGGTCTTGAGTCTTCCTCTGAAAAAGGTTCAATATGATAAATGTAAATCCTGAGTTATTTATTGTTAAAAATACAGAGTTTCCTTCTGTCCCTATTGAATTCAGTGAAGAATCAAGGTTATGGTGGATGGAACAAAAGAAAAGATGTATTGAAGGTTATACTCAGGGTGGGAGATGGATGCCCCCTAATTTATATTTTTATATTAATTTCTGGAATATAAGACAGAATAAAAAAGAGAAATCAAAAACTAAAATTTTAGATAGACCAAAGTTAAGGGATATTGAATGGGAGGTTTTAACAGCCTGGTCTCTTGCAAGAGGTTTATCTGGATTTAGTAATATTGGTGATATACCAAAAGAATTAGTTTCAGTTGAGTCTAAGATAAACTGGTTATGGAATTTACCAACTAATGATCCAGGGTATCCTTTGTATGACAATAATGCAAAAGATTTACTTTTAATGTCTTCAAGGGAAACTGGAAAAAGTATGATTATGGCTGGTGCCATTGTTGCACATGAATGGTTGTTTAATGGTCATAAAAGGTATTTGTTAAAAACAGATAAAGATTATGAAGAATTAAGTACTACTATTGTTGTTGGTGCTGGTGATACAAAGTATTCAAATATCATTGTTTCAAACTTTAAAGATGGGTATGATTATTTAGCTCAAAAAGGAATTGAGTTTGGGGGTATGTATTATCCTCATCCTTTTTTACAGCAATATGATGGTAGCTTTCAACCTGGAAAATCTATTACTGCAAAATATCAAAAGAATGTTGGTGGTAAATGGATGGAGTGTGGAAGTAAATCCATGATAAGACATGTTACTTATAAGAATAATTCTTTTGCTGGACAGGGAACAAGAAACTCTGTTATGGTGAAAGATGAAATAGGTATGTTTGAAAATCTGATGGAGGCAAGAGATAATGATATTGAAACAATGATGTCTGGAACTAATAAGTTTGGTAGTTGTTTCTTTGCTGGTACAGGTGGAGATATGAATAAAGGTACAGTTGATGCCTATAAGATGTTTTATAATCCTGATGCTTATGATATTTTAGCTTTTGAAGATAAATGGGAGAATAAAGGTAAAATATGTATGTTTATCCCTGTTACTAAAAGGGCTATGGTCTTTAAAGATGAATATGGGAATACTGATGAACATGCAGCTTTAGAGCACTATAAAAATGAAAGAATTTTAAAGAAAAAAGGATCAAGGAAAAGTTTTAATCAGTATATACAATATAACCCAATTGTTCCTTCAGAGATGTTCTTGAGGACTGTTGGTAATATATTCCCAATTAAAGAGGTTGTTGATGTTTTAACTTCTTTGGAAACTACAGAGGTTTTTTCTTATGCTGTTGATTTAATTGAAAAACCATCAGGGGAAATAGATTGGGTTCCTAATACAAATCTTCAACCTATTGTTGAATATCCATTGGATTCAAAAGATGACAAAGAAGGTTGTGTTGTTTTATATGAGCCACCTAAATATGATTTAAATGATGGTACAGAAATATCTTTTGGTAGATATATAGCTGCAACTGACCCTATAAATCATGTTAGTTCAGAGACATCTGAATCTTTAGCAAGTACTTTTATATTAGATACATGGACAGATAAATTAGTTGCTGAATATACAGCAAGACCATCTGGAGATAAAACATATTTTTCAAATGTAAGAAAGCTTTTGAAATTATATAATGCAAGAGTTTTATATGAAAATATGTTTAAGGGTATGTATGACTATTTTGATTATATGAATGAATTATATCTTTTGTGTGATCAACCAAGTTATATTAAAGATGTTATCCCTAATTCAAAAGTTGAAAGAGGTAAAGGTATGCACATGAATGAAGAATTAAGGGCGCATGGAGAAAGAAAGTTTTATGATTGGCTTACAACTAAAACAGGAAATTCAAGTGAACCAAACAGAATGAATTTACATAATATTAAATCAATCCCTTTATTAAAAGAAATAATTATGTATGATGGAGGGAATAAAGTTAATACTGACAGAGTTGATGCTTGTTTATTATTAATGTTTCAGTTAAGGGAGAGAGCAAAATTAAGGGATAGTGAAATAAAGAATAGTTTAAGTGGTTATGTACCACCTCATAAATCAAAGTTTTTTGAAACTCCTTTGTTTCAAAGATCGTTTAATGTTTTAAATAAATACTAAAATTAAATATGAATCCTCTTAATACAAAAATAGGAGTTGATAGTAATCAGACTAATTCCACTCTTTCAGCTTTTCCAAAGCAAAAAATCTCTATTAAAAAGAAAGATGATGCTTGGAGAAAAAGTTGCATTGATGGTGTAATTAAATCTTGCAATGAATTCTCTTATAAAAGAAGATCAAGTGTTAAACAAAAGAAAAGAAATTATGCTATTTTTAATAACGATATTTCTAACTTAGATTTTACATATATAACTAACCCTTTTCCATTCCCAGTAGATGAATTTAGTAATGGTAAATTTCAATTACCAGCTACTATTCAACCCTTAGATGTCATCTCCTCCAACTTCATGTTATTAATAGGGGAGGAAGCAAAGAGAATATTCTCACCTATGGTGGTTGCTGTAAATTCTGATGCAATTAAGAATAAAGATATTATGAAGAAGAATATGCTTTTTCAGATTCTTCAAGAAAATATTGCATCTATGCTTGAGGGTAACCCTCAATCAGAGGAAGAATTTATGAAGCAATTAAAGAAATATTCATCTTATTCTCCTAAAGATATAAGGGAGGTTCAATCTAATCATCTTCTTAATTATCTAATGAAACATGAAAAATTAGATAGTGTTTTCTCTCAAGGATGGAAAGATGGTTTAATTGCTGGTGAAGAGATTTATGCTATTGAAAAAATTGCAAATTCAGCAAAACTAAGGAGAGTTAATCCTTTGGAAATTCATTATGTTTTAAGTAATAATACTAATAACATTGATGAATGTGATATGATATATGAGAGAAAAAGGATGACTATCAATGAGATTATAGATGAATATTATGAATATTTAACTGAAGATCAAATTGATGATTTAGAGAATTTTGCTAAAGGTATCTCTGGAACATCTTATGATTATAATTCTCCTTTTACTGTTGATATGCTCCCAACAGCAGGGGATATGTATGGAAGTTCTTCAAATGTTTTAACTGATGATACCTCTGTAAATACAAGATTTGGTCCACCTGTATCTTTTAATGATTTTATGGTGGATGAGAATAACGGGGGAAAAGGAGCTATTGTACATAAGTGTACATGGAAATCAATGAAAAAGATTGGTATTCTTCATTATTTAAATAGTGAAACAAATACAGAGGAAGAAGTTGTAGTTGATGAATTATTTAAAATTGATAAAAATGATCCTAATCAATGGATAGAGTGGATGTGGATTAACGAATATTGGCATGGTGTAAGAATAGGGAGAGATATGTATATTAATATTGGTCCTAAAGAAAACCAATATCGTTCTATTGATAATTTATCAAAATGTAAATCTGGGTATGTAGGTACTTTATACTCTGCTGATAATGCAAGGAATGTTAGTTTAATGGATCGTGTTATTCCCTGGTTATTTTATTATCTTGTAGTTTGGTATAGAACAGAGTTATTAATAGCAACTAACTATGGTAAGATAGCTAACTTTGATTTATCTTTAATGCCTGATGGATGGAGTATTGAAAGATATATGTATTATGCTTTTGCTTTAAAGTTTAAATTTGTTGATGCTTATTCTGAAGGAAAAAAAGGAGAGAGAAAAGGAACTTTAAATCAAACTACACATGATGGTAAATATATGGATATGGATAGCTCACAAGCTATTCAACATAATATAACTCTATTGGAGTTTATTAAAAATTCAATAGATGAAACATGTGGAATTACAAGACAAAGAAAAGGTCAATTAGTCCCAAGTGATACTGTTGGTGGGTCAGAGAGATCAGTTGTTCAAAGTTCTTATATAACTGAACCTTATTTTAATGTTCACAATTATACTAAATTAAGAGCAATTGATTGT